ACCATAACTTGTAAAGGCATCTGGTCCGACAATATCAGTCTTATCAGTATACTTCAAAGTTAATCCAGATATAGATCCGCTTGTAACTTCTCCTGCTCTAAATACAACCGAAGATGTACTGGTTGAAGGAGACTTGATCGTGAGAACATCTCCTACAACATACCCACTACCGGGATTCATAATAGTAAAGTCAGTAATAACACCATTTAATACATCACTGATATATAGACTTGCTCTAGCATCAGTACCACCAGTAAAGGCGGTTGCTACAGTACCAGAAATACCATCATTAAATGAACTACTTACAGTAACTGTTGTATTTCCTGCCGTTCCTTTTATCATTTGAGTAATAGTTAATTCATTAGTAGCTATTGCTACATTAAATCTAGAACCACCATGTCCATTAGAACCCTCCATAGCTGTTTTTAAGTTAGCAGCTGCTTCAGCAGCAAGAGGGGAAGTATCTCTATTAACAGCAATATTACCGTTGGTAAGAACAGTACCATTAGATGAAGTACTATACTCATAAGTCTTATCTGTACCATCAGTAGAAATAAATTGTATGGTTTCTCCAAGATCAATCGCTCCAGCAAATACAAATGCGGTCAAACTAGCAGCTGCACCTGCTCCAGTATCATTAATCTCATATTCTTGGGTCGTAGATGCAGTATAGTCTGCACCATTATGAACAAGAGTAGCAGCATCAACCACACCAGTATATAGATTCTGATCATCAGCTGAATTATAGGTAGAGGCTGCATCTTCTGTATAAAAGTAGAACGATGGAGCAAAGTATGACTCTGCACTAAGAGCACCTGACGATGGATAACTAACATCGGCTACTGTCTTCTGATTTGTACTGGTTACTTCTCTCTTCATCTTTATTAGAGGACCAGTAATACCTCTCTTGCTGGCTATAGCACTAAGAACAGAACCAAGACCCGCATCTGGAAACCCTAACTTAATATCCAAAGCTACAGATTCTACATCATCAGAAACTCTCTTAAGTTTCAAAGAACTAGCCCTTCCAACCTCAACCTCATATCCTCTACCGCTATCGACAATAGCTTCAAGATCTACATTTCCGCTTGCAGACTCATTTCCTTGAATAATACAATTCTCTACATCTGTTCCAGTATCCCAAACAAGATAATATAATTGTCTACCTGTACTTCCAGAAGCAAAATCAAAGCCAGCAGTACCTCCAGTTGCTCCGTATATATTATTCATACCAAGCATATGAAGACAACCAACTGATCCTGTATCATCGTCTGTAGTACCACCATGCCAAAGAGCTTCTCCTCTATAGTTAGAAGATGCTGGCATAGTTTTAATTTTCTGAATTCCAAGAGTAGAAACAAGAGATCTTCCAGACGGATGATATGTATTTGAGGCAGGGATTGTTATACTTACTTTCTTCTGTTTAAGAGCAACGCTTGTATCTGCTGGAACACTAGAGCTATCTGCAAAAACAAATGTAATGACATCTCCTACTTCCCATCCATATCCTCCATCTACCAACTGAACATCAATGAGTTTGTCTGATGATTCTCTAAATAATGCTTTACAGTTAACACCCCCAGAACTCTTAGTAGTAGAGGTTAGAATTTGTTCTTGAAATCCAGTAGCCGTATATGCCGCTGTTCCAATAGTAGTTAGCTCTCGTAGTAAATAATGATTAAACGTAATAGGGTTTAATACTTTATTATTAACATATCCTTTAATTTGACAGGTATATGATTCTCCATCGTCTCCTGTATAGGAGGTGGGATGAGTATAAAGTTTAGATGTTCCATCCAACCCTGCTATTCTACTATCAAACGTATACCACGTTGCCGCAGTAAAGTTAGATGAGTTAAGTTCACCAGCATCTTCAAGACACAAACTTGCATTACTATCCGATTCAACATCGGGAGGAAGCACATTATTTTTAATAGTTGTAGTTACACTAGATCTACTAGATCCACTAAGATCTTGGTAGCTGCCTTGATAAGGAGGGAAAAGGACATAGGTTCCTGCTGTGTTTAGTTTTCCTCTATCCTTAAAGTCACCTAATGTTTTGACAACACCATCAGCCAGTGTTATATTAGCCCTAGCTCTTTTACCAGTACCAGTACCACTTAAGTATTGAATCTCTTGACTCTTGGTTTTACTAGAACTATAGTTATATCCCGGATAGGATTTGGTAGTCGATGTTGATAGGTTCCAGAAGTTGTTTGTTGCATTGGTTACAGACGTACTAGTATCCAGAAGAACACTAGAAGAAGTCTTTTGTGGAGCAGTAGATCCAGAACCATCTTCAAAATATCGAAGAGCACCAGTACTTGCAGTTACGGTACATACGACACCACCATCATTATATGCTTCAGCTCCCCAACAACTAGTATTACTAGTAGTATTAGCAGCACTTACTGAATCCCAGATCCATCTAGTTGTTTCTAGATCTCCAATGAGAGGATCTTCAAAGGCATGAGTACCGCCATGATTACCATCAGCACCAAAGCCAGAAGCTACTGGTTTAATTCTTACCTCATCCCCATCAGCAAATCCAGACCCATTATAGTTAGGAGATACGGTAAAGCTTTCACAGACACCCATAAGGTAGGAAACATCAACAGTTACACTAGTATCCGTACCATCTATAGTTCTTAACTTAACAGCATCGGATGTCGTGGTAGTCCCGAACATATTAGAAATAGCATCATGTCCTGAGTCGCCTTCTTCTATTTGTTTAATCCAATTCTTACCATAAGAAGCCAATGTTAATCCATCAGATGGAATAGTATTGGCTGTAAAAACAACACTAATAGATAATCCAGTATCAAACGTAAACGTCTTCAGTGTACCAGAATCCAACAGCACAGTATTTGCAGTAGTAGTAGTGGGTAGACCCATGTTTACAACAGAACCAAGAAAATACTTCTTGATATCTTTGTTGTGTAGTGTACCTCTTAACTGATAGTCTCTAACAGTTTCATTGAAAACATATTTAGCTATCGTTAGATCAACAGATTGGTCATCATCAAGAGATGTTACTATTTGCTCCCCACTATTGAGGAGCATACGATTAATAGCTTCTAACTTAGAAATCATTCCCATTATAGTGCTCCTTATAAAAAACTAAAAACCCACTCTCCCCTTTCGAGAAGAGAGGGCGAATGTCAATATAATATTATAAATAAAAATAATATAATTATTATGACTTAACAAATGCTCCCGGTATTGCACCAAGACCAGTAGGAATATTATTTGATAGTGCAGAATCAAGTGCAGGTTTACCATTGAATAGTGCATTTCCATACAGGTCAATAAGAATGGAACCTTTAGCTGCATCTACAGAACCAGAAGCGTTAATTTCTGCTAACGTAATATCATCAGTATCAGTTTCGTTCATTTCTAAAGCACCTCCTGCGATGTCATCCACCTCAGCAGTTACAGAACCTTTGTACTTGATACCATCAAGGACAACACCTGTGCATTCTGGTTTAAGAATACCAGTACCACCCATCATAGAAGCAACAGTAAATACTGTATTTCTACGAACATCATCTACTGTATCAACTTTAAGACCTTGTAGTCTAATTGATGCAATAGCTGAAGCTGTAAACATAAGTGCTTTAATACCAGCTTCAAGACCTTGAACATTATACTTATCTTCACCAATAACTGGTACAAGATTAGTGTCAGGTGATGCATCAGGATTACTTGTGGCAACAGTTGCATAGTTTGCAACAGGTAGGTGATTGCTCTTAACAATAGTAACACCCATGTAAACTAGAGTATCACCTAGTCCAAACATACCTTGAGATAAACCAGCACCTAAGCCACCCATGTCTTCAGTTGCACCGAATAAAGGTCTACGACCGCCATCATCAAGATCGCCGGTTGCACGAGCAACACCAAGAGCACGGATATCTTGGAAAGTTCTTGGTTCAACTACTAAGAAGTATGGTTCTTCAGGAATGTCAGCTTCTTGTTGACGTACTAAGAAGTCTTCCACATATTGAAGAAGTTCTAAAGCAGCTGTAGTTCTATTTGCAGCAGATGCAGTGCCACTTCCTAAGTATTGGAAGTTATCACGAGTTCTTGCAAATCCAAACTGGTGTCTAGGTTGCATACCTCGTGTACTAGCTATACCTGCGGTAACAGTTCCCCACAAAGTGGAATCGTTGCCCGGAGCACCAACTTCGTCAAAAGATAAACAAACTGTATCTATAGCAGTCTTTTCAAGCTCAATACTGTTGCATATAGCACGAGATACGAAAGACGCAAGTTGTTTATCACGAGTAGAAGCAAGACGCAAACCAGCTTGACGTGCAAGCTCTGCTCTGTATTCCCACTGTGATACCATTTGGTCAATGTTGTCTAGCTCGAAGTGAGCAGCCATTGGACGCTTGTCCAAAGTAACAACAAATGAATCTGAAATTGGTGAGTTACCGTCTTTATCGTTACCACCACCAAGCTCTTCACCCGCAGCCCAGACAGCGTTAAGACCTACTGTACCAGTGATTGGGAACTCCATTTGCATACCACTAGCAATTTGTCTGCTAGTAACTAAATTTTCAAACATATTATATTCGTCATACGCATTGATGACTTCACCCGACCATATCGGGAGCCACAAACGACCCGGAGCACCCGGAGTTGTAGCAGTATGGAGCGAAGTATCTGCTCGATACCCGATATCTCCATGAAGTAGAATTTGATCTCCACTAAATGCCATGATAAATCTCCTTTATCATATATTATGAATTTAAAATAAAAATACAATATACGACAGCTACCTTAGAATTATTCTTTCGAGTTCTTTGGTAAAAGGAAACCATTCAATATCCCCTAAGAATATTTATTGTTTCAAACGCATTAATTAAAAGTGACCCTGTATAATTCCTTGAGAAGCATTAACTCTTTGTTGTACAGCTTCTCGGAATCGAGGATCAACTTTGTATCTTGGGTTTCTCATATCTGCCATCATCTCTTGTTGACTTGCATACCCTACAACTTGTTTAGACATAGCTTCACCCGCTTGTCTCCTGTTTGGAGTAGGTGTAGGCTCTTGTCGCCTTATACTAGAAGCAGCCTGATTGTAGCGTTGTTGCAACCCCAGAAGAGTTGTAGCATAACTAGGTGAACGAAGCTGTGCATTAATAGCATCCCGTTCGCCACCTTCGAGATTATCTCTCGCCCAACCCAAAATATTATTGAGGTTTTCTTCTCCCCCAACATGACCAGCAGCAGTACGGAAAGCTTCCTTATTAGCTGCTTGTCTTCCATAAACAAAATGATCAATCACTTCATCAGTAACACCCATCTTTGTTCTGATTTGATCTCTAGACTCAGGAGTAAGTTCTCCATTAGCCTCGATTTCTTCTCCCCATTTATTCCACTCGTTCACAGTAACCTGATCTAAGGCACTTTCTTTCGTAGTGGGTTCAGGAGGAGTATCAATCTGAAGCTGCTCCCCTTTTTGAGGATCAGCAATAGGTGCTTCAACGGCAGGTTGTCCTGCGTTGGGATCATAGTTTGGATTTGTAATTCCATTTTCATTATATTGAGTCTTAAGCTCAGAAATTTCTTGACGAGCTTGAGTATAATTCTTTTGGGCTTCAAACAAACTATCAAACCAACCATCTGCATTCTTAAAGTTTGCAGGGATTTCCTTCCCTTGATCTCTGACATGACTTAGGAACGCCTGTTTCTCATGAGTATATTGTGCAATATCTTCTTGAGCAATGTTTTCAGGAATTCCACCTTGAGATAGTTCCGGTGTAGATTGTTCCGTAGCCAATTGTTCCGTTGGAGTTGGCTCTGGAGTCTGTGGAGTCTCATTTACTTGTTGATCAGTCATCTATTTCTCCTATGTTATTTGGCAGATGCGCTGCCAAAATAAAATCCTATAATAGCAAGCAACGCTTGCCTGTTTTCTTCTGCAAAGAGATAACCATTAATCTCTTTAAAAACTGTTTCTTCTTTGCCACCAAAAAGACCAAAGAAAAATTCTTGTGTCTTTTGGGTAACCTCTACAACGATAGGTATGTTAAAAATTGGAGCAATAAAAGGAGCATACATACACGCAAACAAAACAGAAAGGACAATGATCCTTCTTGTTATTCTGCCAGCATCAATGCCGACCCTTTTAACAGCACTATTTGCAGTATCATCTGAAGCTTTCTGAGCCTGAAGCATAAGCTTCATTCTCTCTTGCTCATTCTTTCTTTTCTCTGCTTGTTGTTTAAAAATAAACCCAGCAAGAGAACCACCTAGCATTGTAACTACATCGGGTGTTAAAAAATCCATACATAATCTCCTTTATTGTCCTTCATCCAAATCAGGTTTATTAGGAAGGTTATCTCTTGGATTATGAGTATCAGAAGAAGTATATATCTTTGTATTAACAGGTACTTGAAGATCTTCATCTACTTTATTCACATAATAGCCCTCAGCAGTTATGCATATTAACGCAGAAAAGATACTTCCAAAGAAAAACCCCGCTAGAAAAGAAACAATACTTCTCTTAGTCATTTAACAGCCCCCTCTAATATTTTTTTAGTACTTGTAGAAATAATCTTAGTAACCTTTTTAAATAAAGGCTCAGATTTTTTCTTATTTTTTTTACACTTTGTACAACCCATGTTTAATAATCCTTCTTTTTAATCTTCTTTCCTGTTTTCTTGGCATGTTTTTTAGCAGCAGCCTTACCTTTTTTAGAATACGGAAACTTCTTTTTACCTACAGTTGGCATAACGAACCCCCTTTCTTAAACCCCTAGTTGCTGAGCAACCTGAGCTATGTTAGATCCACCAGTTTGCTCTTCTAAATCTTGACCAGCAGCTTGCTGAGCCACATTAGCAACCGCTGCCCCGCCTTGCTGGAGAAGTTGTTGCTGCATTTGCTGTTGCATTTGCTGCTGTTGCATTTGTTGTTGCATCTGTTGTACTTCTTCTTCTGACTTAATCCAATTCTCAGGATCAAATCCTAGTGTACTAACTAAAGCTCTTCCAAATTCGTCCCACCTAAAAGTAGCAATTGATTCTGGTGGTAGGTTTCTAACCATTTCTCCAAGCTGCATTAACTTAGTAAGATCAGACTCTCTATTAAGAGCCTGAAGTCCAGTAACAATCTCTACATCTAAATTACCTTGGGTATTAAAGAATTGTTCAAACAATCTAGGATCAATTGACCCATCATCTACCATAAGAAAGACAGTTCTGTTAAGAATTGGTACAAATAAATCTCTAGCAATGGCACTAAAAGCACCGCCTAAAACATTCTCAAGTTCTTGACCAATACGTCTTACAGCTGTAGCAGTAACACGATCTCCCGAAGGAATGGAGGCAGAATCTAAAAGAAAAGCTTGTCCAATTTCTCTTCGCATAACTTGAACAGCTGCTGAGACAGCTTGAACTTGAGGGCTCATTGTAGAAGCTGGACTAATAGCTTCAATGTCTTCCCGTCTCGCAGCAATCCATTGACCATTAGGAGCAACACCGACATCATCAATATCTGTGATACCTGCTGGATCTACAGCCATCCAGAAAGTAGAACTTGCTGCCATACCCTCGATCATTGCTCTAGTATAATTCTCAAGTGTTTCAATATCACCAATCAAGTCTTCACAATGAGATCTTGAATAAGGTTCACCAGCGATTGAGTTCCAACGAAGAACGGCAAAAGGTATAACATTATACATACCAACTTCTATAAGATCGCCATTCATTTCTTTTTGAGCAACCCACTCTCCTTGTTCTCCCTTAAATATCCTATTAAATTCGACATCATATCCTTGTTTTGAATAATCAGCACCAACAGCATATCCAGAATCATTTAATTGTTCATCTTCTGACTTAGAAATAAACTCTAAATAAATAATCTCAAGTAAATCACCATTCACATCTCGTCTTATAACATAGTGATCAAGCCTTATGTTCCTAAATGTATAATCATCTTCTTGAACAACCATTACATCTCCAACTACAATACAATGTTGAAGTGCTTGGAATAATGTTTCCCTAAGGTTTTGGCTTGTTAGTTTTGTATAAACTTGGTAAGCTAAATTATTAAGATAAACTTGAGTCTCTGTTGATGGTTCTTGTCCTCCTTTAAGATTGAATCTAAAAAAGGGAGAGTCATCTAGAGGAAGTAGAGCATGAAGAATACGAGAAGACATAGCAGTAACACCGCGAGCGGCTACCGATGAATATGGTTTATTGAGATCACTGTCATCATTGAAACCATGAGGAGGAAAGATTGAAGGAATAGTTAAAGAAGAACAAAACCTAGCTCTTTCCAACTTAGCATGACGAAAACTATCTAATTTTTTAAATCTTTCTGCTATTGTTTTCTCTTGCATTTAATTACTCCGGTCTTGGAATTTGAACAACATCAGGTCGATCTCTATAGATAGACTCAGCTGCTCTTGTTCCAACATCTTCTTGTGCTTCGATCTCTTCTTGAGTTCTTGTCTCTTCTGTTTCGATCTCAGCTTTCTTACGTTCTTCAGCTTCTTTTGCAGCTTTTTCTCTAGCTAATCTGGAAGATTCTCGTTCTGCTTCCTTAGCTTCAGCTCTTGCCATCTGTTCTTGTGTTTGCGATTGCATTCTTGCAAACTGTCTTTGCTGCATCTGCTCCATTTGAGCATAGTCAGGTCCTCCTCCTCCTTTTCCACCCATTATACTATCCCTTCTTTCTTATTGGTTGTCTTCCTATCTGTTGTCTTCTTACGGACTTTAGTTTGTTTATTACGTCCCTTTGTCCCCCCCGAAACGCCCACTCCTCCCGTGTTGACATGTTGCTGTACTCCATCGGAGGATATAGTTTGTCCAGTTCCTTTATCACTTCCTCGTCTATCAGAGGAAGTCTTTCCTTCAGAGGTTTTTGAGACATTGTGTTCTAACCTTTCTACTCTACTTTCCAAATCTGTAACAATACTCATCAAGTGCCGTTCTGTTTGAGATAAAGATCTTCCAGCTCCATACATACTTCTTATAAATCTGTTTGAATAATCAGTCATTTATTTTTTCTCCTACGAATCTTTTTCTTTGGAGCCTTGCCACAAGTCCAAGCTTCGTTCTCAGGAGTACTAGGATCGTCAGATATGTAAGTACCCTTCTTTGATCTGGTTCGTTTGTTACCAGAGTATCCCAATCTTTCTTCTAGTCTATCAAAGACTAAATCTACCAAATTCCCAAAGGGAGTTCCATCAATAAAACTCATTATCATTCTCCTGTTAAATCAACAACCTCACATCCATTGGCAGTACATGCCAACTCTCTAGAGTTGTTTGTAGTATCTTCTTTTTCATAGCCTATTAATTCAGACCACTCAATTTCCGTAGGCATTCCATTAGATAGGTCAAACCATTCTTCAGGACTTACTTTTTCAAACGGTGCTTGATCATAGACATGGTTTTCTTTTGGAAGGAATGAAATTCCACTAACCCATTCCCAGTGTTTCCAAACCCAATCACCAATAGCAAGAAACTCATCATCCGAATAAGAAATAGTAACACTTGGTTTATGGTCACACCAGCATTGTTGATATGTCTTCCATAGTTCTAAATGATCAATTGCTGTAAGTTCTTTTTGGGTAATAGAATCAATAGGAGATTTAATAGGAAAGGAAAACACAACAGTACTATGAGGTCGCATACTACAATCTTCGTGTGGAATATTTTTATCCATCATAAACTTTGTCATTGGATCTTGTTTGTCCATACGAACTCTACGAATATATATTTCACTAAATCGTGGATGCATACCAGAAGATGAGCCAGCAACACAACTGGTAGTACCACTTGGTTTAACGCAGGTCACAGCCTTGCTGGGACTTACCTTAAGCTTACTAGCCCATATAATATTTTGTTCTCTAGCATAATCCTTAAGGCGACCAAGATGAAGGGCAAGTTTGTCCATGTCTTCTCGACCACTAAAGAATTCGTTGTCAAAAATTCCAGTAAAGGAAACACCAAGAAGTCTTTCCTCATCGCAATTAAGTTTCCATTGATGATCCAAGTAGGTGAAGTTAGTACAAGCCGATTGAATAGTTCCAAAGATAACAGCTGAACGTATCTTTTCTCTTATTGTAGACGGATTATCTGATGATTTAATTACAATCTCTGATAGATTACAAAATTGTTTATGCCTAAGAATAATTTCAGAACATGGGTTTGTACCAAAATCATAATCTGAATCCCTTCCAGCCATGTTTGCGATCATCTTCATAGATTCTCTATTACAAATACCACGCTCACCAGACCTTGAGTTGTACATTTCCTGCCATTCATCTAAGAAGACAGCAAAGGACGGCTTGGTTTCATAGACTGCGGAGTTGTTTGCGAGAGATCTATAGCCTGAGGATTCCCACCAAGGACCACTCTTAGCCTTTGCCATGCTCTTGTCGTTAAGATCGCTGAGTGAAATGAGGGCAGATCTACGAACTGCACCAGCAATAACAATCTCACCGATCATACAAACTATATCGTGGACTTCAAGACTAGAGAGCTGGCGACCCTTGGCTTTCATGAAGGTATTCACAACAAACTTAAACAGTCTGACTAATGGCTCTGGACCTGAGGCTCTTCCTCCAAAGGTCTTAAGTCTAGCACCAGCTGGACGAATGAGTTGTGTTTCCCATGTGGGATGAATACCTTTATATAGATGCCAGATTAATTGATCAAGAGCCTCAGCCCAACCCCTTCGTGAGTCGGCTACTACGAGGCTGATATCTTCTCTGCGAATAATATCATCAGGTATTTTGGGTAATTCATTAACATTCTTCTGCTCACAGGAGAAGCCAACGCCTGTCCCACAGCAGAGAATGTACAATATTTGAGCAAAAACAGAGGTATCATTGACAGCCACATAGCTACAGTTATATAGACAGGTATCGTCTACGTCTGCGGCTGGACCAGCGGTCATCAAAGCTCTCATACTAGGAAATACTTCACGGTTTAACAAGTGATTTCGTGCTGTAGACAGCTCTGGATCATCGAATTCTAGATCAAATCTATCAATAAAATAATCAAAGTATCTATAAACACACTCGTCCCAAGTTTCCCTACGCCCAGACTCTTCAATCCAGCGGCAGTATTTACTTGTTGCTATAAAATCTTCAAATAACTTGCTCAAGGCTGTATCTCCTTTACCCAATTATTCGGTTCCCATAAATTAATGCTCCTTGTAGACTTAGTATATTCACCCTCCCTTAAGATTCGTACACACCTAGCCATTGATAAAGCAAACTCTTTTCTTGTCATATCTCCATAGTCAGATTGATTAGGTCTATCTTCATTCTCATATAAATTAAAGATCTCATCAACCCAAGACTCCTTAGCCCAGCTATTCAGAAACTTCTCAGCTTTCTTAGGACCTACCCTCCATAGACCGGGAATTCCATCAGTAGAATCTCCCATAATCCATTGCTTGAAGAAGAATTTATCTGCCTCTTCCTCTGTAATGAACACACTATCCTCCTCCTTATCAGGATTCCAGTGCCATCCGGGTACAGATCTCAAGTCCTTATCAATAGTTACGGAGATAGCAGCCCCCTTACTGGAGGCTAGTCCCATAAGATCATCGGCTTCCAACTTATCAATACACCTTGTATCAGCATTGTCATATAAAATCTCAATAGCATAGTCAAGACTATCTGGTTGGGCAGTTCCGTCTCTATGAGCCTTATATCGAGGCCAAATATCCCGTCTAAAGTTTTTACTTCGAGGACAAGATAAAGCAACGATTGTTTTTGTGACTCCTTCTGGAGTCCAGTTCTCTAAATCAACAGCCAGTCTGTCTTCTAAACAATCTATCCCCTCTACATCAGCCCAGAACGAGGCTTTGTAGGCAAGTATATCGCCATCAATAACAGCAAGTTTAGGTTTCTTCATTAAAATCTCCAAACAATCTATCTATTAAGTCATCAATAACAACATCAATATCAGGTAATCTATCTTCTCTACGAGCTTTACATAGCTCACATAGACATACTTTATCAGAACAATTGCCGCTGGCAATAAGTATTTTCCAGCAGGTGTGGGGATTTGATATTCTGTTTGATAGTTGTAGGGTCGTTTTGCTTTCCCGTTCATTAGTAGTCGGACTGCTTTTTTCCAACTTATGACCTGTAGAACTTCTTCGCTTGCGTTTAACAATAGAACTTTTCTATTCAAACGGTAACTTCTCCTAGTATTTTGGGTTTCCCTATCATGGC